TGCTGCCCGCCCATCCTCTGGCTGCAGCTGCCCAGATCCTTCGATCGCTTCCGGCAGGTCTCGCAGGGGCATTCCGGCAGCCGGTAGGGCTATCCCTGCCGCAGTCTCATGCCTCCCCGCCTCCCTCCATCTTCGGCAAGTCGGCGGCCTTAGCGTCTTTTGCGTCTCTGCCAAGTTGCCACCCCAACAAAAAGCAACACACTGCAAGTAATCCAACCGCCAGCCCCATCAAGTATTTCTTCATGTTCTGCCCTCCATTGCATCAAACAGAGATATGCCCTCGGCCTCCTGCGCTCCGGTTTCTGCCATTCTTTCTGCCTGTGCGCAATTCTCTGCCGCAATGTGGAAATAGCTGGCCTTGAGCTCCACGCCAATGTGCCTACGACCCATCAGGATGGACTGGTAGCCTGTAGAGCCTATCCCATCGAAGGGGTCAAGCACAATATCCCCAGGGTTGCTCCACAGCTCCACGCATCGCTCGATCACAGGCAGCTGTAAAGGGCAGATATGCCGCTCGTCCTTTTCCTCCTTTGCCGCTTTGCGATTAAGCGTGTCGCTTTGGTTGATGTCCCACCATGTGGGGGACGCGTATTCCTCCCAAATCGGAGATGCCACCTTCTGCCACTTGCTCACGGGATATGTGCCATCCGTGTGGCTAACGCGCTCCGGATTGTCACCAGGCTTGCGGAATGTCACCACATAGTCCGGGATGCCCATCCGGCTCATGCAGGAGTCTTTCTTGATCTGCTTATGCAGTAGCCCCAGCGCCTTGGTACGCTGCATGGCGGTTACGGGATTCTTCCAGATGCACACCTCGCTATGGTAAATAAATCCAAGCGATTGCATCCAGCGAATCACATCGCCCCGGAAATCTCGGATACCGATATAGCCGTCCCGCTCCTTACTGGTAGGCAGGTTCATGCAGTGGATGCTTACGTTCCGCCCGGGCATCATCACGCGATACCATTCACGGCCCAGGTACATGTACTGCTCGGCAAACTCCTCATAGCTCCGGCAGTTACCCATATCCCGGTCGCTGTTTGAGTATGTATACAGGCTGGCAAAAGGGATGGATGTGACGGAGTAGTGTACGCTGTTATCGGGGATTCCTTTCAATACCTCGCAACTGTCACCGTTATATACTGCGTATTTGCGGCCGATGGCTTGATCTAAAACATTCATTCGCTTATCACCCAATCCGGGACGATCATCACAATCTGCGGGTCATAGGGGATCACGATCCGCTCCTGCCCCCGGATATCCTTTCTCAAAATTTCCTTGGTATATTGCACCATGTTTCTCTTCATCTCAGCGGCTTGCTGCTCTTTGCGCTCCACATTGGCCTTTACAGCCCCCTCTGCCGCCGAAGTGACAATATGCACATTTACGGGCCGCTTTTGCCCGAATCGGTAACACCTGCGAATTGCTTGGTACATTTGCTCGTAGCTGTCGGACAGCCCCACAAAAATCATGTTGTGGCACTGCTGCCAGTTCATTCCAAATCCGGCAATGGATGGCTTCGTGATCAATACGCGCAGGGCTCCATTTGCAAAGCGCATCAGCGCATCTTCCTTCGCATCCGGTTTATCGCTGCCGCGCACCTCCTCGCTGTTGGGGATGAATTCAGCCAGCAATTCGCTTTCGGCGTTCAGGTCACACCAGCACACCCACTGATCATCCGGGTTTTGCGCGATAATCTCCGCCGCTTGTTCGCACCGTTCCCGCAGGCTGGCCCGCCGTGCATCCCGCCGTTCCGTGAGTGTTTTTGCAATCTCACATCCAAACAGGCTATATTCGCCATCGGACTTTACTTCCACGATATGTTCCGTCATGTTCAGGGACGGCAATATGTATCCGTCATTTGGGTATCCCAAATCCCCCGGGCATGTCAGCACCACGGCCCATGTGGACACCCATTCCCAGAACCTATCCTCCGCATGCCCCTTGAGCCGCCATTTGCCGGTGTCGCTGCCGTCGTGGATGAAGTAAGTCGCCAGCATCTCTGTACGGCTCATAATGCCAAGGAACTCCACTTGGTTTCCAAGCTCCATATAATCATTGGGCGAAGGAGTAGCCGTGCAGGAAAGCCGGTAAGGCGTATCCTTGAACATTTCAATAATTTGGTTCCGCATCTTGCCGGTGTAATTCTTCAAGATGCTGGATTCGTCCAGCACCACGCCTGCGAATGATCTCCCATCAAAGTGCTGCAGCATCTCATAGTTCGTGATGTTGATTCCTGGTGTCACATCGTCCTGTGTCCGGCAAATTGCTGCGGAATACCCGAACTTCTGCGCCTCTCGCAGCGTTTGCGCACCCACCGTCAGCGGGGCCACAATCAGTACAGGCATCCCTTCTCGTTTTGCCACCTGATCGGCAAATTCCAGCTGCTGGATGGTTTTCCCGTTGCCGCACTCCTCAAACAGCGCCGCACGGCCCTTGCGCAGTGCCCACCGTGTGATGTCCTTTTGCCATTCGAACATGTGTATGTTCATCGCAGGCTTGTCCACCTCAAATCCGCAGGAGGGCGGGATGTGCTGCTTTCCTGCAAGGAAATCTTCATACCTCACCATTCCACCGTCACCCGCCCTTCATCCGGCATCAGCAGCCGCAGATGCGACAAGATCGCCTCTCGGTCTCCGTCAAGCTCCAGACGTGCGTGCAGCAGCGCTGTCTGCTTTTTCGGGGTCTCCTCCGGTGCTGCGTCCTCCTCATGGGCGGGTTCTTGGCGTGCGGTCTCCCCGTTGCGCCATAAGTCCAGATTCCGCTCCCACAGCACCCGGTCTCCTCCCCCCCTGGGAAACGCTACCCCGTGCCGTTTCCCGGCTTGCCGGACTGTCTCCAAGTTTACGCCCATGGCTGCCGCCAGCCACGTTGCCGTCGCTCCGCAGCCCCGCATATTTGTCAGGTACTCCTTTTGCAGATCTCCGGGCATCTGCTTGTATGTCCCCCACGGCATGACCCGCTTGGTGTTCCAGCTTCTCACCTCGCTGTTTAACGCCTCCCGCTCTTTTTTCGTCAGGCCGTCGCTGGGAAATCCCACCCGCCGACCGCCGCCGACCACCTTGTGTCTGGCCGAGTTCCCGATCTGTTTCTTCTCCCGGATGTCCTTGTCAAACTCCGTCATTTCCTTCTTCCTCCCGTCTTGCATATTTCCTGTCCACGGCCTCGCACAGCGGACACAGCCAGTATTCCCCGGCGCAGTATCGGGTGATCTGCCGCCGCAGCGCCTCACGGGACGGCATCCAGCTGACCACCGGATCGTCCGCCAGCACCCCCTCGCACACAATGCGCTGGGAGCCGTTGTCTGTCCTGTAATAGGGGCATCGCACGTGTACCTTTGCGTGTCCTCCGGCCATACTATCACCATCCCATGTACTTTTCCATCTGCCGGTCTGTCAGAGCCTGTGCAAGGCCATTTTTGGGCGGCGCAGAGGCTTCCGTCCTGCTCCACCGCTCCCACGTCTCTGCATTTCGGCAAGCCGCTTTCCAGTCTTTCATGGGGGTCTTGCCGACCATCCACCCTTTCGATGCGTAGAAATCGATAAATCCCTGCGGATCTACGGGTGACTGGCGCTGCGCCACATAGGACTGCACCTCTGCCAGCGTGGGCGGAACAAAGCGCTTGGGGCCTGAGGGGGGAGGGGGGGAGCAATAACTATCGTTCTCACTCTCTTTCTCTCTCTCTTTCTCCTTCTCTTTCTCCTTGCGGGTTTGTTCCGGTTTGTTGCGGGTTTGTTCCGGTTTGTTGCCGGTTTGTTCCGGTTTGTTCTGCGTTTGTTCCGGTTTGTTTTTCGTTTGTTCCGGCCTGTTGCCGGTTTGTTCGGCGGAGAGTGACGTTTGTTCCGCCCGGCTGCGGTTTTCCGCCTTGCTGCGGCCCACCTCCAGCGTGGGCCGGATCAGGGTGAAAATGGCCCTGGCCACGCCGGATAGCTCCGGCTCCTCTCCGTCCAGTGCATAGGCGCATACCGCCAGCACGATGTCCCGGAACTCCTCCGCCGGAAGCTCCTTCAGTGCGTCGTAGTAGCTCCGGTACCACGTGAATTGCTTTCGCTCCATCCCACGGCCCTCCCATTAAAAGGGCAGGTCGCCGTCGTCCTCGCCCTCCTGAAAGTCATCCGCCGACACATCCACGCCCCGTCCGGTGGTCTCCTCCCGCTTGCTGTCGGCAAAGTAGAGACTGTCAGCCAGCACCTCCATGCTGCGCCGCTTGTTTCCCTCCTTGTCCTGCCAGCTGCGGCCCTGCAGCGACCCGGTCACCGCCGCCATCCTGCCCTTGTCCAGATACTTGGCGGCAAATTCCGCCGTCCCCCGCCATGCCACCACGTCGATGAAGTCCGTCTCCCGGTTCCCCCCGGCATCCTTATAGTCCCGCTCCACCGCCAGCGAAAAGCTGGTCACCGCCACGCCGCTCTGGGTGCGCCGCAGCTCCGGCTTCCTGGTCAGCCGCCCCATAAGCACGATCCTGTTCAGCATACTGCCACCTCCAGTCCGTCCGCAAACAGCTTCAGCTCCTCCGGCCGAAAGTACACACGGGGATTCCCCCTCTCGATCCGGTAGCCGTTCAGCTTCCCGCTGCGCCGCAGCTCGTCCAGCGTGTCCTCGCTGATGGAGAGCAGCTTTGCCGTCTCCCGCTTGGTGTAAAGCAATTTGTCCATTCCTGCATCCTCCTTGTTGTATTCGTTGTTATAGCGTTGTTATAGCAGTTCCACTGCGCTGTCACAAATAGCTTTTCCCGAACTCCCGACGGAAGTCCTCCTCCGTCCAGCGCTGATCCTCCATGGCCTTTAACTGGCCGTAGCGCTTCAGGCGCTGCATCTGCCCTGTGCTCTGGTGTACGGCGCTGGGTGCGAAGATGTGGCACCTCCTGTGGCACAAATACACCACAAGGCCGTATTTCTCGCTCTTTTTCCGGTATGCGCCGCCGAAGATGTGGTGCAGGTCCAGCGGATCCTCCGCCCCGTTTCGCCCACATAAAAAGCATCGTCTCTCATCCAATGGGCTGCGCCTCCCCCCATTGGGATTTCAGCGCCGCCAGCTGCTGCGGGGTCATGGTCTCGATCCCCGCCTCCCGGCAGTCCTCCACCACCCGGTCAATGAGCCGGGCCATCTGTTCCGTGTCGTAGGTGGAGGAACCGTACCACAGCGTCACGTTGGCGCAGCCTTGGAGCTTGCTGGGTGCCTTTTCCGCCATCCAGCCCAGCCCCCGTCCGCTCCACCGGCGCATCAGCTCGTCCGCCGCCTTTTCCTGCACGCATACGATGTCGCTGACCCCGGCGATCTGCCGGATCTCCTCCTGATAGATGCCCTCCTTGGTGGCCCCGTAATGCGCCGCCAGCTTGTCCATCAGCACCCAGCAGTAGGCGTTGGCATCGAGGCTCCGGCCCTTGCGCTTGATCTGCGCCCGATATTCCTTCCCCGGCTGCAGCTCGTCCACCACATCCATGGCGGAAAGCGCCGTCGGCACCCGCAGGCACAGCCAGTCTCCCGCCCCGTCCTGCATCCATTTGGCCTCCAGCACGCTGACCTCCGTCATGGCTGCACCGCCTCCTCTCTGGGCCATTGCCCCGTTTTCAGGCACTTTGCCAAGTACCGCAGCCTCGGCAGATACTCCCGCTCCACCCATTCCTCGTCATAGGGGATGGGATGGAAGCTCATGCGCCCCATGTCGATGGGGAGGAAGTAGTTCTGAAGTTCCGCCTCCGTCATCCGGTAGGCTGCAATGCGGCACTCCTT